TAATCTGCCAATTAATGGTATTAGGTTGAACACGAAAAAGTCATGTTCGCAAGTATGTTAGTCTCCCCCCGGTAGGAGGAGTTCGCATAGTTGCGAATCGTTTAACGTGACGCAATGATTTTAAATTGCGCGACGACCTTCTACCTGGAGCCTGTCCACATTTTATGAATGTTTTGGGCTTGGGAGAATTATGGTACACTAGGTGCATTATCTACGATAGTAAATTCTGGGATTGTTTGAATGGACTGACCAGTCGTAATAACATCCACAGTCTTTGTAAGATCGTAAGGAATGCCTAAATAATTAGCTCCGCTATCTCCAACGATGCAATCCGTAACAGGAGTTTCGGAGAAAGAGCCATCGTCGTAGGTAACTGTAATAGTATCTAAAGTTGAAGAGGTAATGTTGTAGAGGCCACTTCCTGGCGGTATCGCAGGATCGAACACAACGGGGAAAACGTTGAGTCGACCAGCTAAGATATTACCATTGGCGGCACCAGTGAGGTCCACGGTACGAGTTGTACCAGTGGGGAAAGAGGAGATGTTCTTCACATTCTTGATATCCATCATAGGTGGTGGACCAATCATAAAGAAGAAGTTGAAATCATCGCCTGCCGCCTCATAGAGGTAGGATGGAGCGTTGGTGTTCCCAAACCCTCCCCTGTTTTGAGAACGAACGCAAGTACGAACGTCTCCAAGAACAGGAGTCTGAGTTGAGTCAACAACGTCACATCGAATACCTCGATAATATGGCGTGCGGATTTCGTAGGCACAAGAAACTGCTTGTAATTGTTGAAAGATGGGCTGACCAATAGCATCGGTTCTGTCAATGACAGTTTGATCTATTAGAGCCTCATCAAATCGCAAATAACCTTCAGTTATCATGCCTGTCTGAGGGGGTAGAATCTTCAACATAGAAGATCCATTATAGAAACGGTACAAGAAAGATGTCATGTACCAAGAAGAGGGAGAGACCTCGTCCGTGAAATTAGCACGAGACATATTTCTCACACCATTGGTTGGATTTTCGTGAAACGAACGTGTTTTAAGACCAACGAATTCATCTTCCTGTTTAAGAAAAGCCAGAAAGTTGAAACGCTTTATAAAAGCACGCAAGCTTTGAAAATATTCACCAGTGGTTTGAGCTGTAACGTCTTGTGATCGCGAACTAGGAACCAGCAAATTTTCGTCTTCAGGAACAAATACTGCGCCAACGTCAGATTGGGCGTATCGATGCTGATAACCAGGAGCTAAGTTCATTACAGGTCTGGAAATTTGATAATCTTCTCCTCCACTGTGGGCTACGTAAAATGTTACAGAGCCAGTAACAGTGGGAGGGGCAGACAAATCAACCAGAGAGTAAATAGCTAAGCATCCCGTCTTGGTGTCCAATGTGGTAGCATTGGGACCAGGATTCGATGTGCTGGTATTTCGTTTGTAAGTCTCTCTCCAAGGAGTGTTAGAAATAAAAGGAACTGAAACTCTAAATGTAGTCCTACCCATCTCGTCCTGACGATCTTTCAAATTACATACCACATTGTAGTTTGTATTTAAAAGTTCACCAAGAGTGTTCGGAACATCTGCTAAATTGGTTTCGGGGAGAAAGACGACGGCGAATCGACCTTGATGATATGGGGTTTTCACTACCATAATATCATAGTTGATTGTGCCTCGCCACAGAGTGCCCATCATGCTAGCATAAGCAAAACTTCCAAGGAACATAGTTTGGCTAGTATCAGTATTTCCATATTGATACTCGGAAAGGGGTGAAACTTCCCATTTTGCCATTAACTTGCGTCCTGAAAATAAGCTTTCTGAAGCAGTTTGAGCGTGAAAGAAATTTGGACGGCCAAAAATGTATTCAAGTGACATTTCATCCTTACCTTCGGGAATCATTGATGATCCATCAATGCCATTGTCTTGTATAAGAGCGAGCGTTGTTGAATCATCGTTTCCTTCGGTATGAACTAAAGTCTGATTAGGCTTGACTACCATTTTGGCTTGAGGTATAATTGAAGTAGGTTTGGACCAACCGAAAGACGCGGCAGTTTTTCCAATTGCCCGTGAGACCCACGCTACAGAAGAAGCTACTTTTCCGATGAGAGGAACACCGGAAAGAACATCTGCTACAGTCGTGACTCCACTGGCAATTTTAGAAACTGGGCCAGGTGTTTCGACTTCTCCAGTGTCAGGTGCAGATACGGGTCTTACATCATTCTGAGCAAACCGGTATCCTTTGTTCTCTAAACGTTTTATATCATGAGCATCGCGTGCGTAAGAAATAACATCGTTTTGAGTTGGTACATAGAATACTGGATTGACGAAACGAGCAAAGATGGTGTATTTTGCACTTTCAGAAGCTTTTGGTCCGAGAAGAGTGGAAAAGACATAAAGGAAAACAGTTCCAAATTGGTTGTCCGAATTGCCAAGATCGAAGAGATCGTAGATATTGGCATATGGACAAGTAATTTTAAGACTGTTTCCTTCTTCTATACTAACTATCTTATAGGGGCAAGAGGTTTGAGAAGCAAGGAAACGA